ACACAAAGGTCCCTAGTTAATCTGAGTGAGCTGAGTTTGAAATGGACGAGTACCAGAAAATTGCTGTTGAATTTGGAGAGCAGGCTATTGATGAGGCTGTGATCCAGGATTGGCTGCAAGCATTTGCATATCAAGGGTTTGATGCCAGAACAATCATTCAAAACCTTGTACAACTTGGAGGAAAAAGCTGGGAAGAGGATGCAAAAAAGATGATCATCCTGTCCCTAACTCGTGGCAATAAGCCCAAGAAGATGGTTGAGAGAATGTCTCCAGAAGGAGCAAGAGAAGTTAAGAGCCTGGTTGCAAAGTATAAAATAGTAGAGGGCAGGCCAGGCAGGAATGGCATCACCCTGTCACGGGTGGCTGCAGCCCTGGCTGGGTGGACAGTTCAAGCCGTAGAAGTGGTAGAGAACTTCTTGCCAGTCCCAGGGAGCACAATGGACCGTATGTGTGGGCAAACATACCCCAGGCAGATGATGCATCCAAGCTTTGCCGGTCTCATTGACCCAAGCCTTGACCAGGAGGACTTCAATGCAGTGTTGGATGCTCACAAGCTTTTCTTGCTCATGTTCTCCAAGACAATCAATGTCAGCCTTCGTGGTGCGCAGAAGAGAGACATTGAGGAATCATTTTCTCAACCAATGCTTGCTGCCATCAATAGCTCATTCATTGACAACACCCAGAGGAGGGCATTTTTGACAAAATTTGGGATCCTAACTTCTGGAGCAAGAGCCACAGCAGTTGTGAAGAAGATTGCAGAAGCTTATAGGAAACTGGAGTAAGCTGCTGCTAATGTGGGGTGGGATGGGGATTCTAGGTAGAGGGTTCTGGGGTGGGGGGTAGCTGGGTGGGGAGGGTAGCAAGGGTGGGTTGGGTCTGGGATTGGGTCTGGGGTGGGGTTGTAGGGAGGGGTGGGTTTGGGGCTGGGCAGCGGAAATCAAAAGTCAGAGTCAGATGAGCTCTCATCATTTTCATCTACATGACTATGTATTGGGGTCCAAAGAGAATTGCCATATTCAGTAAGACTAGCAGAAGGGTCACTTGCTCTATAAGATCTAATCACTGTTCTGATGTCAAGTGCCTCCCCAGAGAAGGCAGTGTCAAAAGGCTCTGCATTGATAAGCCTGAGACAAACCAGAGATCCTATCTCTCTAAACAGATCGTACCCATTATAATGCTCATCACTGAGACCCAACCTTCTAGCTTCTTGCAGTATCTTCTTATGTGCCTGAACTATACACTCATCCAGGCTGTGTGAATCTCCCATTCTCAGAATGTAAGACATTAGTTGATCTCTTGTTTGTAGACCTCTTACAAACCTATCACTGCATATGCTGAAAATCTCACAGTCGGGGATACCTAGTGGCCAGCTGAGAGCTTTCAGAACATTTGGCAACCCTCTCCTAGAAAAGCTTGTAAGATCAAATCTAGAGAGGTCACTTGCCATGCCTTGGAAGGTGTACACCATAGGCTTTACAGAACTGATGTAGCATGCTGGGCCCCAAGAAGCTGGCAACTCTCCAAGAGAGTAAAAGTCAGACAGTGAGCTTCTGCGTCCAAACCCAAGTCTTAACTTCTCTAGTGGTATTTCACAATGCTCATACGTTGAAACGTCATGAGTGTGGAACTTATTGTGAGCAACATAAGACACACTGGAGAGGAGTCTATGACACCTCACATCAATGTTAATTGCCGGGTAGTCAAACATGTACTGGCTGTTCATCATGTTGTTGTTGATCATTGACTAGGGGGTCTTTGTGT